ACGACGCTCTTCCGATCTAAGGGCAGTCAAAGCATGGTTGAGAGCAAGCCATTAGAACGGATCTCCTTCTGATTTCATATCCAATTCAAGCGGTGGTGGCCAGTCTATGTCACCGTACACTTTATCCCACGCTTCACGACAGGCTTGTAGGCTACCGAAGTCATAGTGGTAAACTCTTTTCTTAACAGTTCTGGACAACCCATCGCTATCATATTCTTGGAACTTCTTGTGCTTCTGGAACTTACTGACGTGAGGGCAGATTGATTTAATAAATCGCCCAAGGGCAGTTTCGTTGCCTCTCCGAGAGAATTTCCATGTATCAGCATAAGCTGTGAAGTCCCTAGTAATTTCCCCACACGAGGTAAACGATGTCCATTTTGGGTCAGTCTCCAGAATGCGTCCATCCACTAGCTTACGATACCACCACTCCTCGTTAATTGACATGGATAGCATCTTCTGCTCTTGTAGAGCATCGGTCTGTGGAACGTTCCTGACTTCGAACTCACTTATATCCACACTTTGCAGGAAATATAGGAGCGCTTCGTATCCCCCATTGTCCAGCTGCTTTTTCATATCCTTAAAGTAGGAGGCGTTTTGTATCTTATCTTCGCCCATATTTAGGACTAGGAACCGGCGCTCATCTCCACTGGCACGGATAACGTGATCATCATTAGAAGCCATTATAAGATGGACATAGTTCGGAGACGCCTCAACATCAACCCCTTTACGTTCAATGGGAATACTGTCCTCGGTGATAAGCATCTTGAGTACTGACTCGTGCTGTTTATCTCCAGCAAAGAAAGCCTCATCTGCGAACAGTGAAACCACGTCTTGCAAGTGAGCGTTAAACTGCCCGACTAGGTGCTTCGCGTTGGCGATGTGCATATGGTGACGCCCAAAGAGGCGACCGAATGTCTTAGCAAAAACACCCTTACCAGTCCCTTTGCCACCCCTGAGAACTATCGCTACTTCTCCTTGGGATGCAGGGTTCTGAACGGCTCTGGCCATCCACTTAATGACATAATCATAGTAGATTTCATTTCCAGAACATACGTTGTTCTTTACATGATCCAGATACATATCACAGTCTCCAGGAACAGGCATCACACTGAACCCGCGCCAAAGGTTGTAGATCCCTTCTCGGTCTCCCTGAGGCATGAAGCGCATAGTGTCATATTGTCTACGCATTTTGTGGTTCAGCCAGTATTTCCCAAGTGGGATATTAACCGGATCACCCTTATCTGTAGAGCCGATCTGGATTTGGATATGACTGTATCTATTACGGAGATCTTCAAACGAGGATACCGTTAACTTACTGCGATGGAGAACAAGGTCTTCGATCTCCTCAATCACACGACACTTACCGCCAATGTTGCCGATAACAGCGTGCCGATCGTTCATCATGGTTAGATTTGGATCAATGCTATATAGCTTCGCCCTTACAATCTGACGTCTAGCGTACCGATCAGCACCGCCTTTCAGTTCAACAACACTAGACGCAATCCCCCATTCAACGTCGGTCAAAATTGAATAAATCACAGCGTCTGGGACAGAACATCTCTGCAAGGCACAGACACAATCAAAGACCCAAGCGGAGCGGGAGTTGTCTCCTTCCTTGGGCTGCTCTGGATGCTGTCCTTGGGAGATAATAATCTTGACTCTATCTGGTACTTCCCACTCATCCAGTTCGGACAAGTCCATGATCTTCTCAATATTTCCAGGAATATCAAGTGTGATACCATAGTCGCCGCCATCAACAGCGGAGGAACTGGTGGTCTGGACAACGGAAGCCTTTTTGAAGCTGCCTATCTCATAGACATTCTTCGGTTCAAACTGTAACAGCTTGGCAAGTTGCTCGGTCCGGCCCTTCTTGCGCTTCTTTGCATCAGGAATATTAACAGTTCCCGGAAGACGCATGATACGATCGACGTTGTGGCAGTGATCGCCTCCGAACACTTGTTCTAAGCGTTTGTTATGGAGTTCGAATTCAGTCCAGCTGGCTTCTGTTCCATCAATGAGAAACGGTTCTGCCAGTTTCCAAAATGCCTGTAGACCACCGCCGCTGAACAGGATAACAGTTGGCTCTGGAATTCCCTTGGGTAGCTTATCAGTCAGCATTGCCAAGGCTCTGTTTTTCTCCTCGGCTATATCCTGACCTTCTTCTGGATCGATATCAACATGAAGCCACCCAGCGGAATACATATCCTCTTTGTTTGGCTTCTTAATGCGATCACCTTTTAGGAAGGCGTTGTTTGGACGGTTGACCGTGAAGTAGATGTTACGATCACCATTATATTTCTCAAGCCAGCTAAAGCATTGATCTACGGTGTTCGGCCCAAAGACACTGGTGTTGATCCCCTTCTTGTCGGTCTGGATGGAGGTTAGTAGCCACGGCCCCTTCGGATAGAATTTCTTTAGGAAGTTAATCGCCTTAATTGATTCACCCTTCATTCCAATACTCCATCAAAGTATTGGCTGGTGCCTTGTTGTTTTCCATAAGATTTAACCAATATCTCGTGACCCCCATGTCATCAGCGACGGCCTGTTGAGTCCATCCTGAACGTCTCCGATAAAGGAAACATGTTTCATTCTGTGTTAGTGGAACTACGGAAGGACAGACTGGTGTCTGTTCAACTGGTTCTCCGCGTTCTAAGCGTCCATATGTATTGCGGTGAACACCAGCCAGCTTCGCCGCCTGCTTCTGGCTGAAACCATTGCGGCGGCGATATACTAGGAACTTCTCTGCTTGAGATAAGTCAGTAATCTCTCTATTTCCAGACCGTTCGGCATGTAGAGTTCCGCCTCCTGTATCATCTGTGGTCTTGTCATGTTGTGCCATAACTTCTTTTCCTTAATTCGTAATCCAGACCAAAAGAAATATGATCTACTAACTTTCGCCACAACCATTGCCAGACCACCCCGCTTTTCTCTCCTCCAGCACCATAGCTGTTGCTCTTTGGTCAAGGGATGGCCGAAGCGGACAGGGTTTTTGTCCGCTCCTTTGGGCCATGCTCTTAGCCATTTGCATTCAAACCATCCACCGATGAAATTCATATCTGGAATTCCAAGGCCAGTGGACGGACTTTCTATGGACGCTGCATCAAGAGAACTCATTTTCTTGACGAGGTTAGCACGCATTGAACTTTCTGACATTTGTTGAGCCTTTACATTAGCACTAGGGGCGCGGGTGGACAACCTCTAATTATCTGGGAATTACTTCCAATTCAACACCCGCTTCTTCAAACATGGATTTAGAAATTGCGATCTCATCTGCCCACCGTTCAGCATAATCACTGTTAAGACACTGAGATACAACCCGTTTGATACCATGCTGAATGATCAATCCACAGCATGAGCAGCACGGAAACTCAGTGGTGTAAAGAGTAGCGCTCTCAAACCCAAGAAGAGGGCGTTCTCGATGTAACATTCTAGAAGTGGAAATCAAGACGTCAGCTTCGGCGTGAATGACCCTTGGATACTTTTGGGTTCGATCTTCCCATCTCTCCTCACTGTTGATCACACCGTTTGGAAAATGGTTCCAACCCACTGAAAACAAACCATCCTCTAGAACGATTACCGATCCAACCTTGGTTGAAGGGTCTGGGCTGTGTTTACTAGCATGGACAGCATGGCCCATGAACATATCATCAATCGACATGTTGATAATCTCCATCTGGACCTTTTTCCCAGTCCCGTCTATTATTGATAGCCATCTTGGTGTCCACGCCTTGATGTAGACAAACTTCCAAGTGAACTGCACATTGGCGAAGCATGATTTCGATATCGACGATCTCACCACGAGCTTCTTCGAGATCACCGGCCTCTAGAGCTTCGTAGAATTCGTCAATCTCTTTTTTCATGCGATTCGCGGTTGTAAGGAGATCCGGTTTCCCGAACCTCCCCTGCGCCCATCGGAATATTCTGTGGGCATTCCATACTTCTCTCATCGCTTGTCGACCCCATCCATCAGCATGTAGCATTTGTAGACGCAGCGAACTTGATGCTTGGCGTCGTCCAGAGCATTGTGATACGTTCCGGTGCGTTTCAGGGACTTCGTGTTGAAGCCTGTCATCTGATATGCGGTCCGAGTATCGCGAGTGTTCCAGAAACGCCAAGGTGCATTCACTTCAAGAAGACCACAGGTATGCTCCCAGAGAGTGCAATCAAAGGCCGAGCCCTGAGCCCAAACGAACTGGAGCTTGTTCTTCTTCATGTAATTGGCGAAGCTGGAGATCACTTCCTTGATTGGAGACTGATCCTCGAGAAGCTGATCTTGACTTTCTTGACTTTGACGGCTCCACCAAGCGATTGTCGCTGGGTCTTTATGGGCACCCAAATCAAGCTGTTCTTCTTCCTTGATGTTTCGGTAGAATTCAGCGCCAATACCAACGCGGGGATCAAACTGAACGGCTCCGATAGAACGGATCACCGCTCCAGGTTTCGTGCCGAATGTCTCGAGATCTAGCATCACATGTTTCATAGTATCATTATCCAATCTGGGTTAGGGTTCATAGTTTGTTTGATGGTCGCGAGTGGTAATCCTTGGAATGTCCAGTCTGACATATTGAGACCGTATTGATCAGCATTGTAATCTCGTATCATGACATGGAATGCAGCTTCTGTCATGACTATCATCTTGGGTTCATGATAATTATAGGGGATATCTGTTGCACCACAATCGGCATTACTGCACATCTTCGGCATACTCTCAAGATGAGGTGTATTCCTGAACTCCGTGATCATCTCGCTCAGAGCTTTGGCCTTACCCCATGTCTTGATATTTATTTCTTTCTTCATTTGATTTTATCCTTCATGTTTTCTGAATGTGTAGTCCAACGGAGATGGCTTGGATTTACACAGGATGGAGTATCGCAGCTATGAGCGCTGTGATTACGATCACCAATTGGAGGACCATGTTCTTGAAGACAAATGTATCTGTGGACTGCAATATGAATTCCATTCTCTACGAACCATCCGTATCCATCATTGTCCTTAGCGTAAGGCCAGATCAGACATTTGTCTTCTAGATAAAGAACGGCTTCATTGATAAATCTTTGGATTTCCTTAGTTGGAGTTCTAGTCCATGCTGTCATTTCAGCATCCCCATACTTTTGATATCTTCGATAATGAGTATTACACATACCGAGTCTACCTCTTTCCAACTGAAAGCATCCATCCATCATACAGACTTCACGTTCATACATTATGAAATACTTCCCCAATTCGGCCCAGTCTCAGTGTCCACCATAAATGGGACACGAGGTGTGCATCTGTCGAGGACACAGTCACGCATGATATCCCCAACTTTAACAGCTTCTGCGACTGATCCATAACTACCATCCATTTCATCATGAACTTGCAATTGCAGGAAGCTATCTGTTTTATCAATCTCTACTAGAGCCAGCTTAGTTTGATCTGCAGATGATCCCTGAATAACTCTGTTAAGAGCTTTGTGGGTATAGTCATAGGAACCGTCATCACGCTGTTCAAAGTGCAGATGTCTATTGAATATGGTCTTAACAAATCCAACAGCTTCTGCTCTAGTGGTGGCTCTCTTAGCCAGCATTCCAACAAACGGTGCCTCTCTGTCAAACTTATCAAGGATCTCCTGACCTTCTTCGCCAGCCATTTCCTTAACGAAGCCAGAGCCTGAGTCCATACGAGCAGCCATTGCATCAGCTTTATCGAAGTAGAATTCTACGCGGCGTTTCTTACCCCACCCAGCGATATGAGCCCAACGAGTAGGCTGACCGATGTCGTGACAGAGTTTAGCACCTCCTTCTCCGTAGCATAGCCCAAGGTAGATCGCCTTGGAGTATCCCCTCTGGACCTTAAACTCCTTTGGGTCGCTCGCCATCCAAGCATCAACTGATGTGTCACCATTGACGATCCGTGTCATCATCTCATGATTATCAGTTGTTGGATCATCAATGTATTTCTGGGCGGCTTCTCGTGCTCTCGGAAGGTCCATTACTGCTGCGAAGTGTGTTGTCCAGCGTGGTTCTTGTTGTGAGTAATCGTTGCAGCCCCATATCGCTCCTTCTTCTGGGATGAAGATCTTTCTCCATTCTCCAATCACTTCTGGATCTTTGGAAGGATCGTATCTACTTGGCTGCTGTTGCAAGTTTGGATCAATGGCAGATAGTCTGCCATAGCGAACACCTTTCTGCTCACCGCTTTCAGTCTCGGCTGCTATCTGCTTGAACGAACAGTGAATGCGACCTTTGACTTGGTACTTGCGGATTGAAGCGGCAAAGGTTGTCCTGATCTTGTTGACTTTTCTAGCTCTGAGGATAGCTGCTGCAACAGGGTGATCTGCACCTCCGAGCAGAGCTTTATCAATCTGGGGTACTCCTTTCGAAGTCTTGTTAAGTCGTATTCCAATTGCTTCAAGCGCCGGAGCGAGGACGAGTGGTTTCCAGACATTATCCATTCCAATCTGTATGCCAGTCTGATGTTTGATTAAGTCAACACATTTCTGCTCATCATTCATACACCATGCTTCTATCTGGTCCAGTTTATCAAAGTCAATACGGACACCACGACGACGCATTCTCACAAGAACTGGTAGAACTGCTGTCTCCAGATCCCATATCTCCCGTAGACCTCGGTCGTTTATTTTCTTTTCTTGGATCGCCAATATTTCGAGCGGTGAGGTAACATCTTGCTCCGCGTACTGCCCAACGAAGCGAGCAGGTAAACGCCAGAGTCCTTTCTTCCCATCAAGACCATACGCTGCTGCGGCCTCCTTGAGTAGGGTTTCGTCTTTGGCTTGAATATTGTTTCGTTTACCAATGTTGGCCAATGAGTAAGAAAAATGGAGTTCGTAGAGGAGGGGATCGGCAATCTGGACGTCTCTAAATTGAGCATCTCTGTGCCATTCAAATCCATCATTGTATCCATAGTCGACATCATACGCGAGATTAGCTCCAACAAACTCTCCTGTGAAGCCCTTAATGTTCTCACGAAGATATCGAAAGACTTCCTCTTCGGGTAGATTATCGCCGCCCTCATGGCGGTATGGGAGATAATGTTTTGGACCTCCGTCAATCGCGAAACCCCATCCAACCGTGTATCCGTCACGCATTTGTCCGGTTCCCAGCTTATTCCCGATGGAAGGGTCTCTGGTTTCGGCATCAATTGCAATGCGCTTTGCTCCAGCCCAAGAAGGAAGGTCTCCAACAGACGTCGGTCTCCAATCACTCTTTGGCATGAACATGGATAGTTGGAGAGCACCTCCCTTATTTGGGTCACTTTTTGTTCTCCTGACCACGTTGGTCCTCCTCGTAGATAATCTTACACATTGAGTCACCACAGATGGGACGACGATCAATAATCTTTGGTAGATATCTCTTACCGCAGACTACACAGGAAGTATTTCGATCGGTATTAGCCATCTCCCTGATATCCAAATGGTTCTGACTGCTCTGTGGAGGCGGCGGATGGTTGGGCTTGGGTGGTTGTGCCACCAACACGTCCGCTACCCCCTGTTTTTGCGGCGTGGCGTAGCCCTGCATAGGTAAGGGGCGCAAGGGTGCCGTGCTTAAGGTGTTGGTGCTGTGCGGCTTCTATAAGCGTCCCAACGTGGTAGTCCAGCATCCGCAGATCTTCCTCGGTCTTCCACTTGGCTATGTCCAGACATAGTTCTGCTTCAACTGGATAAATGTTAGCAGACTCAACGAATGTATTGAACATCATTTCAGCTTTGTCGCGAGCCATTGGCCACGTGTCGACATGGAGATTCTGGTTATACCAGCGTCCTTCAAGGAAACCCTCGTGGGCTTTGAGAAGGTAGGACTTTGCTTTCTTTAAGTCCTGTATTCCATTCTTCTTGTACCACCGAGAAATGTATTTCGTAGCACAGTATTCAAATACGCCGAGGCGAACGTCCATACTCCAATCCCAATGCTGGTACTCGGCGACATAGTGGTCACCTCCAACTTGAAGCCCCTTGGGACATTCACACATGTTCATGTCATGACCACATCGGTCGCAGTTGTTCGGACTCATTCCAATTCTCCTAAGTCTGGCATCATTTCCCAAGAATCATTCTTGGATACGAAGTAGAGATCAATGACCTCCTTTGCAAAAAGGTGCATATTTTTGATTATGAATTTATCAATGCGTGTGATCATCCGGTTGACGTTACGGTTGCCAAGCATTAACTGATCCCGACACCACATATACAATTCCAAGATATCCAACCCCTTGAGCCACTTCTGCTCGTCTTGGGTTAGAGACCCTTCCATGTCTGCGTCAAAGACCACAAAGTTGATTGCGGTCTCGGCGATTACCAGTTGATCACGGTCCACAATAGCGAACCACTTAACCGGAGCCGGAATATCACCAGTGAGGCGTTCCGGAACATCGTGAGCTAGAATAGCCCAAATGAGGCCGACAGGTGCATCGGGGTAAAGGATCCTGAGCATTGCCATCATGTTGTATGAATGGAGACCCACGGGATAGTCTCCGAAGTGAGGGACCGTGTGGCACCGATTAACAACCGATGCCTCACGAATGAACTTGATCTTCTTGAACGGATCAGCCAGAGCATAGATAGGCTTCTCATCACAGTTGCAGGGCTTATAAGTCGCGCACTTATCACAGAAGTCTTCTGGAAAGGTTTCTACAGTCATGCGCGACGCTCCAGCCACTCAATACAG